AAACAACTTAAATACCTTAAAATCTTACAAGAACAAAAAGAAAGAGGTATAATAACAAAGAAAAAGTATAAAAAAGAGGTAGACTTCGTAAAACAAATAGCAAAAAAGTAATATAAAAACTTAATATATAAACTATGTTTGAGTGTTTAACTCAACACTATAAAAATAAAACATTATGAAAAAAGCATTATTTATTTTAACATTACTTCTTTTAACATTTTCATGTCAAAAAGAAGATATACAACCAAATGAACCAACACCAATAGAAAATTGTTCTTGTGGTAGAGTAGTATATACCGGTGAGATGGAGGTCCAGTGGGGTACAAACAACCCACCACAAATGGATTTAAAAGTTAGAAACAATTGTACTGATGTAGTTAAAACATTTAAAGTCAACTACACAACATCTATTTATATAGGAGACGAGTGGTGTGACCCAAACAATAATACATGGTAATCTTTATAGAGAACCAAAACCAATCAAAAAAGGCGGTCTCTTTTTAAAGCCGCCTTTTCTCTTTTTCTATCATATTTCTTTTTACTCTTATGAACCTTCGGCTTCGTTTCAGCCCAAATCTCATTCATAGTTAATATAATCTTTTTCATCTACCCTGTCCTTTATATTTCTTTTCAGGTCTTTTCTTTTTACTATGAACTCCTTTTCTTTTTCTTCTCGGCTTCACTAAATGAACCTTTATACTTTGTTTCTTCATAACTTATTTACCATTTATTATTTCATTAAACCCATTTTTAAAACCCTTTAAGAACTTAAAACACATAGTTAAATAATATACTATACCTTTATCATTATTAATCTTTCTAATCTTTTCATCTATACTAAATCCTTCTATAAAACATAATATACCAGCACCTATCTTCGTAATAACTAAACCACCTATAAAATGACTTAATATAATAGTATCTAAACCAAAAACTAAAAGTATAGCACTAGTATAAACAAATAACTTACTTATTAAACGAGCTAACTTTCTACTCTTTATATCTTGTCCTAACCTCCAACTAGAATATACACCAAAAAACGTATCAGCTATTATAAACATACCAACTAAAAATATAATCGGGTATGTCGGTGTTAAAACTAAAAATATAGAACCAAATAAACCAATCAAAAACTTCTCTATCATATCATTAACATATCATTATTATACCCATCATCTTTTCTAGGGGTTATATCAGTTAAACAACTATCTGTATTTAACTTATCAGTAAAAACACTAAATAAATCTTTATTCAAAATTAAATACTTTCTTAATCTTTCAGTATAAAAATCACCAGTTTGTTTATAATCTTTCGCAGTCATAACAACTTCATTCTGACTAGCAGCCGTACTATTCTCTCCATCTTGTAGTTGAATACCTTTATTTCTTAAAGAATAATGAACTCCTTTAACAGCAAAACTAGCAGCATACCAAGCAATAGCAGGTTGCATTAAACTAACTAAAACCGTCTCATCAGGATTTAAGTTCTGTGTGTTATATTTATTTAATATATCTTCATAAAAATATGAACCTAATATATCTTTCATATACATATCACTAGCCGTATAAATAAAAGGTGTTATATCAGCAGCATCTATATTTCTAGTTATAGGTGTCTTATCTTTAAGGTAGTTTTCGGTAATAAAAAAAATCATCATCTTATATTAAGTTTTCGTCATCATTTTCGTTCTCTATGGTCTCATCTTTAATTTCACCATCAACAATCTGATAATTATTTATAGTTAAAGTTTGATTTATACCAAATATAAATAATAATTCATTAAATATATACTCTAACTCTTCTCTCATCGGCATCACATAATTCTTCTCAAATGTCAAATACGCATGTCCTAACTCTTGTCCTGAACCTAATTTACCACTAACTCTTATACCTATTATAAACGGGTCTATCTGATGCGCTCTACATATACTCGCATCCATTCTTTCATCTGTTTGTAAAAACAACTTATCATTACCACTAGTTTGTATCGTTTCAACATCAGGTAACATATCTTTTGTATCAGCAGTTAAAACCCAAACAAATCCAGCATTATCACCACCTTTCTTTCTAGTTAAAGCTTCTTGAAACTTCATAGCCTCTTCTGGTGATTTAAAGTTTTTAGGTCTCTTAACAACTAACGAAGGGTATATACTTTCTTGTATATTTGATTTATGTAATATAGAACTTTCACCATCTAAATACATCCAGTTAAAAGAGTTTGAATACATAGGTATCGGGTAAAAATCTTGACCCGGTGTTTCTATCTCATAATAATATAAAGATTTCTTATGTTTAGTTACACCATCATACATAGGTATAACATCTATACCAGTTTGTCTTAACCAATCCTCACTAATATAAGCATTTTCTTTATTCGCATCTACTCTTACTTTCTCAGGAGAAACTCTTTTCATTTTATAAGGATTACCCTTATCATCACAATAAATATAAGCAGCAATCCTATTATGCATGATAAGGTCTCTCGTAAAGTTTTTAACCTCTTTATTAAACTTATTTCTTTTTATAAAAGCATATAAATCAACCTTTTCTTTAGCACTAACCGCTTCTTCAATAGTATATGAACCACCAATAATAGCGTTCTTTTTAAACTCAATTATCGCACCATTTAAAGGTGACGTATAATACATTTGATTTACAATCTGTGGAAACAAATTATCTGCTCCAAATCTAACAAATCCTTTTAATCCTGTAAAATTAACATCTACATAAGGTTTAGTTAAATCTCCTTTACCTATCTTAACAAAAGGTGTTGAGAAAGCAAAGTATCCTGCCTTATCATCAACAACCGGTGTTATATGTGTTTCTTTTTTACTACCAAAGTTGTACCAAGCCATAATTAATAATATATATTTTGTGGATTTTGATTAATCGTACCAATCTCCTTTTTTTCTACAATCAACATACCTGTTTCTAATAGATTATTTATCTCTATACTATCAAAGTATCCATTTTGTATATAACCATCTAAAACAACACTATCAGTAATCGTATCATAAACATTATAAACATATTGTCCCGGTACCATCTTAACCGCACCATCTATACCACTCTGAGTAGAACTAGCAGTTGAACTTAAAGTTATCTCAAATAAATTATATATATAAGAAGCATTACTAACATCACTATAAGAATATGTAAATACTTGTTTATCCCACTCTCTAATAAACTCAAATAAAAAGCTAGGTGTCGCACTAACAAATAAACTTTCATTTAATGTTAAAGGAACTTTATTAACCATATCATGTTTTAAATAAATCATACTTTAATTATTTTTCATTTTCATTTTGTTTATAAAAAAAAATCCACCTGCTGAAGGTGGATTTTTAAAGATAAATTATGGAAAATCACTAGTTATAATAAACCAGCGATTATTGAAGGGTCTACATAGTATGCTAAGTTCTCATTCTCACCTGTAAAGGTAATTGTGTATTTACTCGCTTCTGTTTTAGCTGCTCCCGAACCATCAGCAACTGCTGATAATTGCATTTCTGGAAAATAAATATATTGACCTTTGTTATCCTCAACTATTATATCTAGGTATCTTTGACCTTCAGCCAATATAGAGATTTTTCTAGATTTAGCTGCGTCTCTACCATGAATAGGTATAACAATTTCAGGGGTATATATTATCGCACCATCTGGTTCCATAGTATATGGTTCCGCATATGTTCCTAAGTTCTTTCTAAACTCAACCTGAGTAAATTGAGAACCAGTTACACCAATAGTGTTTATAGTCCAAGTAGAAGCAGAAGCCGCAATAGAAGTAACATTATCAGAAGAGTTAATAAGCAATCTCTTAATACCTCCAACTGGATTATCACATCCTAAAAGTATGTTTTCTAAATTATTACAAGACATCTGTTTTTATTAATTTTTTATAAAAGGGGCTTTTACACCCCTTTTTGTTTATCTACTTATTATGCGTAGTATATAATCTCTGTTGGATTAACAAAATCAACTCCAAAAGTAAAGTCAGATATAGTTCTTATCTTTCTATCACCAGTAGTGTTCTTTAAGTTAATAGTAATCAACTCAGAAGCTGGAGAAACAAGGTCAGTTAAGAAAATCAAGTTACTTCTCTTAGTAAGTATCATTCTGTTATTAGACATACCCTTAGCTCTAATGATTTCAACATCAATAAAGTTTGAACCAGGTACTCTGTTAAAATATAATTCAGCAGAAGCAGCCGCAACAGCTTGTAAATAAGCTTGGTATACGTTGTTAGACACTAACCAGATAAGGTCATCATCACCAGCAATCTCAGCAGGTATAGCTGAATATACTTTACTCATTTCACCAATTACGTTAGTAGCAGTAACAGAAGCAGTAGCAGTTATATCAATAACACCATTATCAGCTGATAATCTAACTTCTAAACCATCACATAAAGCAAGGTATCCAGAAGCAGTAGCACCATACTCACCTGTTGAACCTCTAAACGTAAGTTTTTCAAGGTTATCATTAAGTTTAGCACCTAATCTATCGTAGTAGTGAGCTAAGAACTCAGGAGTTAAACCTGATGTGTTAGCAAAATCAACCGTGTTTGATTTACCCATATACTCAGCAACAAATGAGTTTTGTAGGTCAAACTGACACAATTCAACACCAAGAGCCAATTTACATGGTTCCATTAATTTCGCAGAAAGGTCTGCGTTTGTAGCTGCGAAGTCGCAGTCTGCTTCAGCAATAACATCATCAAACTCCAAAGAACCAATCTTAGTCTTTGAGTTTATGTTTACAAATTGTCTGAAGTACTTAGTTGTTCTATCTCCCAATAGAGCCTTAGAAAAGAACTCCTGTGGATTTACTACGTGAGCAGCAGATAAATCAACCTCTAATTCAAATAAATACTTTTTAGCCATTTTTATTTTTTATTTTTTTTACTCTTTAATTATCTTAAAGTGTTTTTTTGTTTATAGGGTTTTATTTTTTCAAGATTTCACTTAATCTCATCGCTTTTCTAGCTCTGATTTCTGTATCCGAAAACTTAAACTCTTTTTTTTCTTCTTCAACTTCACCTGCTGGTGTAGTAGATGCTTTAATCTCAGCAATCATTTCAAGGATTTCATCAATCTTAGGTTGAACGAACTTCATAACTTCTTCTTCTGTTAATTCAACTTTCTCTTCAAGCTCCTCTTCTTTAACCTCTTCTTCAAGCTCCTCTTTTTCTTCATTCAATTCTTCTTCTTTTACTTCTTCTTCTAATTCAGTCTCAACAACTTCTTCAGTACCTTCAGCAACTTCAGCAATAACACCTTCTTCAATAGTGATTTCAACACCATTAACTTCTACCTCTCCTGAATAATCTTCAACAACAACTAAGTTTTCATCAATAACAAGAACTTCTTGTCCTTCTTTGATTTCTTCAGCAACAATAGTTATATCTTCTATAACAACTGCGTCCTCAAACTTAACCTTCGCTGAAAATCTATTCTT